TTATATAATTCATTTGGTAAGGGTACAGGGCCAGCTACAATCGGTTGTCCCAATTCAGGATCAAACTCAATGACGGCTGTACCTGCTTTTCCCCATTCTGCTTCCAAATGAGCTTTGTCCATACTACCACGAGGAATTAAGAGTTTTACATTCGTAGAACTCGATGCATGTGCTACAATCAGGGAACGTATCTTATTGATATACTCCTGTAGTCCTTTTACCAGTCTTACATCACTTAACGGATATGGATTACGGTTAAAACCGTTCATAAAAGGAACAATTGGATACTCCTCAATAGGGAGCACCACACTAAACAACTCTACATCTCCAACACTTACAATCTGCTGGATTTGTGTTAATTCTATTTCATTGACTAAAATACCACCATCATCAATCAAATGTTTTTTGGTCAGTATATCAATAGTAGATGTACTATTTGGAATCGAACCTGCATGCTCTTCTCCTGCCATAGGAGTTGGTTGCCCTGTATTCATATCCATCATTAAGTGATACGTATTACCTATTTGTTCTGCTATCTGCATATACATACTAACACTTTTCTTATCTGTGTATACAGATTGACCTTCTGCATTGGTTAAGATTACAATAGGCTCTTTTGTGTATCCTTCATAGTCTATTTGATTCAATACTTTCTGTTCATCACTTAAGGGATCGTATATTTTAAAATAAGGATCTTTTACTTTTGTATATCGTTCAAATAATTCTAATTCTCTTTCCCCTGTAATAGAACTCCCTGTCATTCTACGTTTCATGGTAACATCTTCGTTACGAAGTCCATATCGTGATCCTGCATCCATATTGATATGACTGGTTTCTGATGCTTCTTTAATCTGCTCTGCAAATTCAGGATAATACTCAATCAAATGAGCTTCCGATACTAGCTTTCCAACAATCATATGTGCAGCATCTCTGCAAAAAGGATCTTTAGACGTAGGATCAATAAAAAGTTCTAATGGGTCTATAGATGTAAGCTTGACCTCACCAGATCCAAAATCTGCATCTGGGTCGATGTGTGCCATCATTACCCCCATTCCCTTAACATAGTAATCGTCTATCGCTTGTTTCAGTTCTACATTCCCATTAGAATTATCCCATATATAGGCCATAATATCTGAAAACATTCTACCGACTTTTGCATCGCTAGTTTCTCTAGCAGTCGATTGGAATTTAGGGGAGTTTGCAGTCAGCATTGCCTTGGCTTGCTCTACTGCTGAATATACTACATTTACAACCAACGGCTCCTGTGCTCTTTGTCGTAAGGCACGTACTTGATCGTCTGTCCATTGTTTGCCGTTACGAAACTCATTATCTTCTACAGCTTGCTTTGCCCAATTCTGTCTGGCAGAGCTGTAATCAGATAACAAATCTTGTGTTAGTTGTACTTCATCGGTCTTAACGGTATTCTTATGCATGCAGAAAGGGTTTTAATGTGTTAAACGTATACTTTAACTAAAAGTTCCATATTATGCTATCTTCCAACTTATATCATCATCAATATACTCTTTATAAGTTTCTTTTTTTGCTGTACGTGTTTCGTTGTGTACAGGTGCAAAACATTTTTTAGTCGCATAGAACAATCCGTCCAATAAATCATCATGTTTCCCTCTAGGGTATAACAGCAACTCATCTTTTAATTCTTCCATCGTTTCCATCATATACATCTTTTTTTGAGCAAAGTAGGGTTGCATAGTTTCTAATCGTGAGGATTTACTAGTTCTAGGACTTTCTTTAATTTCCAATCCAGATATAAATATATTTTCTTCATCACAACGTTGTCGTAAGTATTCTCGTAGCATTTCTTGATAGCCTACACTCTCTACTCGTACTTTGACAGGTTTAAACATTTTAAAATACTCTATAATGTTTTCTGCAAGTTGCATGGGAGTTGCCCTATTACGGTAATACTGGAGAATATACCTGTTGTTGTTTTCGTCTACCGCTACTGGCATAATTACAGAGTAATCTGCTGTCTTACGGACTGAAGAAGCAGGATCAACTCCCATAAACACATTGACTGGTATGGTTGCATCTTTATTCTTTAAATAATGATACCCATCGCTGTCTATTTCTAATTCATAGTCATGATATTGGATATAATCCAGTTTAAACAACTGATCCTCATCTCCAATAATCTGGCACATGTATTCTCTGTAAAAAACAGAGCTACGTCCTATGGACTCTAATTCTTCTTTTTTCTGTACTAATTTTTTTATTGGCTGCCATTCTTCCCACAATGCTTTATTTTTTACAATGCTGGGACTAAAATGCATATTGTGCCATCCCTTCATTTCTTTTAGTATTTCTACCATACACCTTTGATGCTGTGGTGTGCCAATAACAATAATCTTACCTTTTTTAGGGTCTAGGGAGGGAACAGCACTCTGTAATAGCCATCGTAGATTGGCTTCCATAGCTTCAGCGGTCTTCGTATTATTCTCATCTTCAGGATCGTCTACAATAATCAGCGTTGGTCTTTGACTTCCCACCTTAATTCCACGTAACTGTTGACCTGTACCTTTGCATATAATCATGGAACCGTCTTTCAATTCAACTTCGCTTTTTGCCCACTGCCGTGCACTGTGCTGTCCCCAATATCCGTATATTTGACGAAAGGTTGTACTGTACTCTATTGTGTCTTTAATCGTACCCAATAGTTTAATAGCATGATCCTGCGTTCTGGATACCAGTACAATAAGTTTTGCTCCACTATGGTTCATGATGTGGTAAAGGGGATATACACCACCGACTATAGAAGACTTAGCATGACCACGTGGAGCGATAATATTAATTTGTTTGTTGTCTTCTTCACATAAAGCATCTGCTATTTTGTAATGAAAATCTGGGGAAGGAGCCGAAAACATGTTTGGCATAATCACCTTACCAAACATAATCATATTTTGAACAAGTTTGTCTTTTATATATTTTGTATGATCTTTCAATTAGTTTAATTGATCTCTAAACGTTTCGTATTGATAACCTAATGCTTCTATTTCTCGTAAAGCATCTATAGCATAACTAGCCATCCAAGCAGAGTCTCCTTTCTGCATAATAGCCAATACATGCAATGCACGTACTGCAGCATCCAATTGCTCTGTTTTTAAGGCATCTTCTGTTATTCCTTGATAATCTAGTTCTGGATCATTCAGGTCGTTCATCTTCTTCACTCTTTCTTTGTAATGTTAGACGTTTATCTTCTTGTGCTATGGTATCGGCTATTTGTTTGGTGTAATCCACTTGTATTGTGTCGGTTATCATCTTTTTATTTGGCTTCATTTCCAATAAATCCATTAAATAGTCGTTTGCCTTTAGAAAATTGTTTACATCCCCTTTTTCTTCGGACATTTTTAGGGCTAATACAATATTATCTACAGCAAACTCTTTAGAGATGCTCTTTTTAGCCAATATTTCTTTTAATTTTTCTTCTACCATCTTTTTTGCTACCTTTTGTTTAAGGAATCTGCGTACCGTTGCAATGGGGATTTTCTGATCAGGTCTATATATCTTACCAAGAGTGTTGTAGTCCACTTTTCCATCTGCAAGGAGCATTTGTGCATAGGCGGTAACAGTATTTTTAGCACGTGTTGTTCCAGCTTCTTCCTGATCCCATGTACGTTTGGGGTTGGTTTTGCTATATACTCCATATTTGTGGTTTTCTTCAAAATTTATTTTGGTAAAACGACTAGTCCAACCCACTCCACAAGTAAGTTTGACAAATGTCTTACATTGTCCCTGCTTATCTGTATAATCGTTTCTAGCATAACATAAAGCCACGTAATCATCATCGGTGATTGCATACTCCCCCACTTCAGCATCCTTCCAATAAGCATAATCCATCTTTTTGGTATCTGCTTGCTCTTTTGTATATACATCATAATGTGCTGTTTTGCCTTCAATTCTTCTTTTAATTCTCATTTTCCTTACTATATAGTTATCATTACTATATAGTAATGCATTACTATATAGTAATTCATTACTTTATATAAATAATTACTATATGGTTAATCCATACTCTCCTTTTTTGGAGAGTATCCTAATTTTTGTGCTACTATTTTGGATATAATATCATATTCAGCTTCCATTTGGTCAGCAGTAGAATTTTGTTTAGATACAAAATATTCATACTCTTCATCTGTCATTACTTTTTCGTCCCACGTACCTGTAGATAAGTTAAATACTTCATATACTCTTTTTAATTTAGTCTTCATTTCTAGTATTACTTTAAGTTAGCATACTTATTTAACTAACTGAAAGAACTTTAGTTCCAAGTACGTATTTAGAAAATAGCTGTAGACTGTGTGTGAGAGACACATGTTGTTACTACCCCCCATGTTATCAGGTTGGGTTGGTTGAAAACGGTTGAGTTCATTGAATTAGTTTCATTACAATGTGTCTATCGACCCAGTTACTTCTACTTTATACACTTACTATACACACACATACAACCACTACATATACTAATCCATACTGTATGTAGGAGCACTACTGCTTCCTTTATATATGGCTATGTTGCCATCACTAACCAATAACTGTAGGAGTTACATCATGAAGAGAACTAAAAAAGAATCACAACTGGTAAAAGAATACCGTAAGAAATATGGTTCTTTACCAACGGCAATCTTGTCATTGCATAGTTTAGTTAGAAGTTTAAAACAGCAAGTAGGAGTGACAAATGGATAAAGCTAAAGATACGTTAGCATTTATTGGCTGGTTCACATTAGGAACTACTGCAATAGCTGTAGAGAAATGCTATAACACAGGTAAACATATCAAATCAGAACTGGATAATAATATGCCACAAGATCTGGTTAGATATACTATCACAAACATCAAAGCAAGGATGCAACATCATGGTAAGACTACTGAATCTGTTGCATAATGCAGTCATTATTGTAGTGTGTAGCTTTCTTGCTACCTCTATGATAATGGGTATCAGCTTGGTTATCTGGCTTCTCTTTGGAGTCAGATAACTATAGATCACTTACTAGGATTGCTTCCTTAATATATGAAATAAATTATTATCAAGACTAGACTCGGCAAGTCGAAGAATCAAAGGGCTGGTATGTATAAAGATATACTAGTTACAATCCGTTACGAACGGACACCATTTGGTACACATATTATAAGCGTAGACCTACGTATGTTACTAATATGGAATCAGGCTTTATCTTAGTCAGCCCTCGTCTTGTAAAATTTAACTAACCAAAAGGAGTAAACAATGTCCGTATTTGAACACGTAAGAAAACAACCAACACATGACTTAGGTCATATTGCATTAGTAGCAGTTCAAGAATTAATAAAATCTAAAATAGATGATAAAAATAGCCGTATTCATCTTTTAGATGGAAACGGTGATAATTATATAAATATAAGAGAATTTATTAATAAACGAGGCGGATCTATTGACGGCAATTTACATGATCTATTAAAAGTTAATAATCTATTACTACAATATGGAGGTTAATTACTGCTTCCTTAATCTTTGGCTATTCTAGCCAACAACTAACCAAAAACAATAACGTAGGAGTTACAAATGAGTATACGACAAATAATAGAAAAGAAGTTCAACAAACATACATGGTTTGAGAAAACTTGGACAAATAAAGACGGAGATTTTATCAATGAAAAAGTATTAGACATTGATGAAATAGCTACCTGCACAGATGATAAAGTCTTCTTTAACATGTGGACTTCTTTAAAAGAGAACGGAGATCACGAGGCAGAAGTAAATGCACAGCTAGACAAACTAGCAGAAAAGAACCTTTCACCTATCCTAAAAACCTTAAGAGAGTTTAAGGGTAAGAAAGGTATGTTTGAACGAGTCATGATAGCACGACCGTTAACCAGTACAACATCATAACAAACAGAGGCTACTTGGGACATCCTGAGTAGCCTTTTTTTACGTAAAAGGTGTGCTTCGCACCCAACTTTATTAAAAGTAATGAAACTAAAGTTTTACTTAAAAAATAGGAGCAACAAGCACAAATTTGAGTAACAAATAAGATGTTTTAGACAAATAAGAGTAATTAATGATTGCTAAAACTAAAGATATGCTTTATAATATAAGGCGTATAAAAGGGGATTTATGAACAATACAATTATTATAAAATGGGTGCAAGATACCGATTTACCTTTAACAATAATTGCACAAAATACAGGAATTTCTAGAAAGACTTTACATAATATAAAAATTGGCAAGCCTGCAAGAACAAGCACGTTAAGCAAATTGTATTTAGTCTATCAAAAAGAAATACAATTAATTAACAACAATCTAGAATTAAAGGATACTAGCATGGATATAAGTGATTTTTTAACTGAAACAGAAGACGATGCACAAAACAGTATTGATGCAAAGTACGTAATTCAGTTGCAAAAAGATAAAATTAAACAACAAGAAAAAGAAATTACTATGTATAAAGATTACATAGATACACAGCCACTACAAAAACTACAGTTTGATGAGATTTCAGAAGACATGAGTTCAACTGTACAGGTTCGCAATGTGTTTAGTTTAAAACCGATGGAGCGTAAAATGTCTATTGGAAATGGTTCAGAAAAGTTAGAAAAGCTATTAGGTTTACCTAAAGGTCATCAATTTTTTGCTCCAAATGAATGGTTTACATTTGATAAGCATCCAGTAGATGCTATTATAGATCAAGAAACTTTAGGTGAATTAAAAAAGATAACAAGGACTTTACCCTCGTTGTTTGAATCATTGAAGTTTATGGTAGGAAATCATTATATGACTTTTCCTGTGATTTATAAATACAAAAGAAAGCGTGTAAGAACTATGTGCTATTTACTTTTAGATTGGACGAGCAGACCTAAAAGAATTTTAACTAAAACTGTCATATTAAATGAAAATAATGAATAAATAATCAAAGGAAGTAGTACTGGCTATACTGCTTCCTTTATCTCTGCTTAAATAAACGTAGGAGTTACACATGGTTTGCAAACACCATCCAAATACACCTCTTGAATGGCAAGAGGTACAATCACAAACAACACACCCATTTACAGGTGAATCTATACGTACCTATCAGGACGTTGAATATTGTCCTGATTGCTTTGAAATAGCCACCGTTACAGGTACATGGAAACATGACCTTGTATTAACAAAATCCGAACAAATTAAAAACGATATATCACAATATGTCGAATCTAAAATAGCATCATAAAGGAGGTATTATGCCAACATTATTTACAAATCTATTAAAAGATAATAATCTAGTAGCAACAGCAAATGACTTATTAGCAGAAGCACGTAATGAATTACATAACCTAATGCAGCTACGTGACGATTTAGAAGATGAAATACATTGCAATGAAATTAAAGATCCTATCATAACAAGATTAACCAATTCTATGATACCAACTTTAGAAAAAATAGACAAGCTATTGTATTCTGCTGAAAAAGGAAACGTATATGGAAAATGATATAATACAAGACAAGTTATGTGAAGAAGTATTTCCAGAACTTGATGCCATGCTAGACAGAGAATCAACCAACATCATGTCAGAACTAAACATATCTGTATCTATGATGAAGGTTATTGTCGAAGCATGGATTATGGAAAAGGAGAAACAATTATGAATACAACATCTGCATTACGATTTACAAAACTATTAGCATATGCAACTTCAGCAATCAATGGAGTGATGACTGTATCAGCTCGCATTGCACAAAAAGCTGGAGATGCCATTACCGATACTAGACGATACAAAGTAGAAGTTATTGTAGAAGGTGCGACCATAAAAGAGCATCTGAATTGCAATACAAAACAAGTACAACGATTAATGAATGCTACCAGTCAATTAGGATTAACGCAGCTCATTGTAACTGAGATGTAGTTATTAGTTAGAACAGTGAAAAACCAGAGTCGCAATAAGCTATGAGCAACTTTAAATGTTTATTGCAACCTCGGAGCAAACCGAGGGATCCAATCTTAACCTAGGGGAAAGGACAAATCAAATCGGCTCTGGCATTCACAACAAGGATAAAATATGATAGAAACTAAAACAAACGATAAAAGACCTGCAATAGCTTATGACAGTAAAGAAGAAGTACAGCTTACGCTAGATGCTTTACAAGCTTACAGGTATAACCACGTAGATAAACAAGACTTAAACAAAGACGAACAAGTACGCAGACTAGAAGACGAATATGAAAAAGTCTTAAACCTATTTTATGGAGAAACATTATGACGCAAAAAGACATTAAAAAAATCTTTAAAGAAGAAGGTGTCCGACTTGGAAAAGGTACTATGGTACTTATTCAAGAAGAACTTAGATGCCTTGTAAAACGACAAGCTAAACGCTCTAAAGAAGGATTAGGTAGCTATAAAACCTTAACTCCAGAGTTATTTCATATAGCAATGGTGAGGTCTTATGGGTAAACAATCAATATACGTAAAACATAAAGATGAAATCTTAAGCAATCTAGTTAGTTATTTAGATGATATAGCAGGTCGATATGAAGCTGTTCAATCTGATTACGAATCTGGATATATAACAGCTTTAAAATGGGTATTAGGCATGGATAAAACTCAAGAACAAAAAGATCAAGAGTTTTCAGATAAGATTGATGAATTAACAAACAAAAGAGAATCAAATGAATAAAAATGAAATATTCAATTGGTGGTGTGAAACTAGATCTAAGCATTATGTAAAAAACAGACCTACGCATGCATGGAAAGTTTTATCTAATTGCTACAAAATAGTTCATGTCAATGAAGAGATTACTGCAAAAAGCCTTATAGCTCAAATAAGTAAGGAAGGATTTGAAAATGAACTCAATAATGAAATAAAAAGAAGAAAAGAAATAGAAATAAAGAGTTCATTAAAAAAACAAAGAGAAGAAAGACATAGAAAAGAAAAAGAAAAATTTCGCTATATGGATTATAGTGATCAATTTGATCAAATATAAAAAGGAGAATCAAATGAGCATCAAGATTAACAAAATAAACTGGGCACAATTTGGACAACGTTCTATTAGTGTAAAAACCAATAGAGTCCCTCCTACTGGTGCTTATGTAGAAATTATGCAATCGGATAAATACGGCAACAGAATGTATCCACATAAATACCTCGTAACGCCAGAAAATGCACACAAGGTAAAGAGATTTCACTGGGGTGAAGCCTATGTATACCTTTGCAACGATCTAGAGGATAACGCATCAAAAATATATAACAAACAAGGGGAAGCAGCATGAATGCAATTAACACAAAAATCAAAATTAACATTGAACGAGAACTATTATTTCAAAGTACAGCCGTTATAAAAGATGTTGATACTATTGTTCAAGAAAAAATATTAGGGAAAAATTCTGATAGTGAAATTTTTTGGGATCCTATATCAGAGTATACTTTAGAAGAAATAGATGACGAACAATATTTAGTCTTTGAAATACGATATGAAACAAGGAGGTTTTAATGAGCACATTTATGATACATTGTGGTGGTAAACAAGTAAACTTTGCAGAATTATCTGCAATACCACTACCAGAAAAAACAGATACGTATGAACCAGTACCATTTTCAGATTTACTGGTCAATACAAAACGTATCTGCGACGACATACTAGATCTAGACTTTGTAGATCAAAAACTAGCCGTTAGTAAAAACGAACAACGTTTCTTTGGCTTATTACAATACAAAGACCCTAAGAACGAAGAAATGGGTCAAGCAATAGGAATCCGTAGCAGTCATGATAAAAGCATGTCCAATGGATTCTGTTCAGGTGCTACTGTATTTGTATGTGATAATATGGCTTTTACAGGTGACATCACCTATATGAGAAAACATACAAAGAATGTAATGGACGATTTACAAGACAAGCTAGTAAGTGTACTGTACAGAAGTAAAGACAAGTTCTTTAACATTGTAGAAGACACTAAAAACATGAAAGAGATTTCTATTAGTACCGATGATGCATACAGCTTTATTGGTAGAGCATTTGGCCATAAAACATTAGGTGCTAGACAAGCTGGTGATGCAATACGTCATTGGAATAGTCCACCGTATTCTGAATTTATGCAGAAGAATGTATGGTCATTATACAATGCCTGTACGGAATCTTTAAAAAGTACACCACCTAACAAAATCCTGGAGAGACATATTGATTTACATGACAGAACTCTAGGCGAGTTTGGTATTAGTTAGAAACCTAAAGGATAAAGCAGTGTTACACCTCGGAAACCATACGCACACTCCGCAACTACAATCTCCTTTGTGCTACGTAGCACTGCTTCCTTTATCTATAAAAACTTATAAGAGACACTGGGATGGACTAGGCCAGAGCAAGATCGCAACTTGTCGTAAACATGGATATTACGGTCACCATGAACATCCCAGAAAATTTAATAATAATAACGTAGGAGTTAAAAATACATGAACAAGTTCTATAATACATTACGTAATGAAGAATACAAACAGTTTGTAGAAAAAAAAGGTAAATACGATTATTTATCTTGGGCAGTTGCTGTCGATTTTGCAAACAAATGTTTTCAATACGTAGAGTATGAAATACAAAACTACACTATAACTACTTCTAATGGAAGTACGTTAAGAGTTCCGTATATGTTGTTACCCAATAGTACAGCTATGGTAAAAATAATACTAAAAGTAACAGACTTTGATGGAGATGTTAGAGAACATGAAGAATGTCTAGCAATTCGTGATCAAAGAAATCAAGCTGTAGTAAATCCAGATTCAGCACAAGTAGAAAATACTATAAGACGTTGTATTGCTAAAGGAATTAGCATGTTAACAGGCTTTGGCATTGAATTATGGTTTAAGGAAGACATTAAAGATCTAGACTATCACCCAGAAATACCAAACTACGAAGAACTTCAAGGTAATACAAACGGTAAAGTAAAAAGTAGATCTGATAATGAAGTCAAACTAAAAGCATTGTCTAGAGATCCAAACTT